TCGGCTTCCGTCCGGTATTGTGCGCGGGTTAAACCGCTGAATGTAACACCGTCTGCGCCGGTGGACGTACTGGAATACGCGATAAGTTCGTCATTAATTCTGACCACTCCGCTCGATGCATAGTCCGCCTCAAGAGCGTTCACCAACAAGAATGAAGTGGCCGCCGCTGTGATACCTGTGTAGAGTTTGCCGAGACTGGTCTTAGGTGCCTGGGCCTTGCGTTCCTCGACCTTCGCCAGAATATCCTTACCGGTCATGGTGACGCGCCCGGAGCTGTCGACGTTGGTTATCGTCTCCATGAAGTAAGTGCGGTTAGTCATGGCAGACAAGGCCTGCCCTGCGTACCCGTCGTAGATCACGATTTGAATTTGACCTTTGTAGCGATTGCGCGCTACCCATCTCGACCAAAACGAACCCCTGTCACTTGACATTGGATTCCACGACCTACCGGATAGATAGGGGTCGACAAGTCTATCCGAATGCTGGTGGTCGTTAAACGTCAGAGTGCAAACGGCGCGATTGCCTAAGCCTTGCGCGTCGGCGCTAGATGCACCGAAGTTAATAACTGTTGGCGCGGTCGACACAGAGACCAAAGACGGGATGAGGTAATCAACGCCGCTAATGTCGATATCTGCGACCGTGCCTTTGCCAAAGAACAGGCTAAGGGGCGTGCTGTCCAATTCGAAGTTGGCCGCGTCTTGGCAGGTCGAGCGAGTGTTATAGCACTTGGTGTCTGCTGTTCCTGTCGCGGTGCAAGGCGACGATCCAAAAGTCCGCGAACAGAGCGGTTGTTTAATCTCGACGATCTGCACGGCCTCACGGCCTGGTGTGGTCTTGCTACTCATAGCCGCGCGCCCTCACATTCATAGCGACCGCCATTTTGTCAGCGATACCCATGTTAGACGGAATAGGCGTATCGTCGACTTGGCAGAAGCCGACGCCTGCGTCGGTGTAGGTGCTGGGCCGCCACGCTACCCAGAATGGTTCATCTTCAATAGCGAGCTGTAGCGTCGGCCAGTTGTTATGTACCCAGGCGGCGGTTAGGTGTTCCCATTGGTAAGAGGTTTCTAGGAACGTACGTTGCTTCGTGCGCCCGAGGTTCTCGCCGGTCTCTGAGTAGTTCGCTCGAAGTTTAGTTTTTCGTGCGAGATCGATCGGAGAGTGGTCGCCGAATAGAGGCTGCTGCATCTGCAAGGCCGTACCGAATTTGACAACGCCAATTTTCGGTATGCCGGTCGCGCTCGTGATGTTGACGCGCCACCGCGTCGCCGTAGTTGGTGTGAAGATAGCGAACACCGGGCTGTCATCTGCCAGGGCGTCGCCGTCGGTTAGGTCTAGCCAGCTGCCGTTATAGTATTGGATTTTGATTGTCGCGGCGCTTGATCCCAGAGTGTGCGCCGCGATACAACAGTAATCGCACGACACACTTGACCCGTGATTGTATTCCCAAGTTGACGCCGTCGCAGTCGGCTTCCAGAACTCATACGTCAACGTATTCAACGGAGCGTCCGCAAAGAACGCGGCGTCTGTTGTGGACGCGGCAACGGTGCCGCCTGTCTGCCAATTCAGGCTATGGGCTATCCTGGCGTGGTTGAGATCCTTAGCGCCACCGGGGACCGTGTAGCTGGATTTATACAAGACGGACAATGGCGCCCCCCTCGACGGCTTCGTTGATCTGATTGATCAGACCGCGAATTTGTTCTTGCCCAAAGACTTGCCCTTCGAGACGGATTGCCACGTTCCTGGATACATCGCCCCCGCCTGCCCCCACTGAACCGCTCGCTTGAGCAACACCTCCGCCACCTCCGGTGCTCGCAGACTTGCCGCCTGATTTGATGTTACGAACAGCGTTTAGGCCCGCCGCCAATGCCGAGCCAGCGGCGGCGATACGACCCAGTGGATTGCCGACGAAGGCAGGGTCTTTCAAAACCTCTGTGAATGCGAGCCACGAGTTAGTAACACCGATAGCCGCGCCGATTTTCTTCGATCCTTGGAACACTTGACCAAGAGCGGAGAGCGTACCTTTGACGCCTGCGTTTCTTGATTGCATCATTTTAAACTGATGCGTGTCTTCCACGCGCTGTAGAAGTGCGGCGTGCTGTTCGTGCGCGCCTACCCTTGAGTTAAAGAAGTCTCTGAGCGTCTCTTTCTGGCGTTCATAAGAGGCGCGCTGTGCCTCTTCCACAGTTTGCAGCCCGGCCATAACGGCCTCGACTTCTCTATCGATAGCGGACATTTTAGACCCGCGCGTACCTGATTGGGTTTTGCTGCCGCTGTCTGTTTCGTCGACAGGACCACCAGCGACCGCAAGCGGCCCCGTACCACCCTCGATACCCGTGCTCGGACTGTCGCTGCCGCCCTCAACCAACAGCGCAGACGCTATCGTGTCCTTGAGTTTCAACCAAGCTGTGTTAGCTACAGCCGCTGCATCGGTGAGTTTTTGGCCCGATCTTTCTGCAAGCGCGTCGGCACTCGCTGATAAGGCGTCAATCTCTTTGCGAGCGAGTTCAACCCCGGCATTCTTAATCCTTAAATTGGTTTCCATGGTGCCTTCCGCGCCAAAGAACGCCAGTAAAGGCCTAACTTTCTCCCCGAACCAGTTTATAAACTCCATCCACTTCTCTCGCATGCCGACCACCATGCCCCCAAAGGCGGCTTGTATCCTTAGCCAAGTGGCTTCTACATAGAGTTTGAATCCTTTTAGGACTATCGCCATCGCCAACCATGAGCGATCCCAAAGTTCTTTGAGAACTTTCAAAGCCTCGCCTAGTCCGCCGAGCCCCTTGACCACTTTCATGATCCAGAACACAGCCTCCCCGAGCGCCACGACCAGCAAGGCAACGCCAGAACGGATAAGGAGCTTCTTAAAGTTCTGTGTGACGAAGGACGCCGCGATCACGGCGGCGCGGTAGGCAACCATCGCGCCGACTAGAGCGAACACCGTCGAGGTGTAGGCCGGAACTCTTGCGAACAACTGAGACAGAACGTTCGTTAACGTGCTGCCCTTCTTGAACAAGTCGCCGACTATGCGAGAAAAGTTCTCTAGAGCCGGAGCGATCTGAGCGGCGACCCTGTTTCCCAATCCCTTCGAAATGAGAGACAGACGAGACAACGCGTCGTTTGCTTGTTGGATTTTGGCAGCGTCAACTTCACTCACAGCAACGCCGAATTCATCAATCTCTTTGGTGGCTTGTTTGATCGTCGCGGCGTCTATGCGCGCCATGGCGATAGAACCTTCTTCGCCGAACAGTTGACCAGCCACCGCCGCCCTTTCGGCGACAGGAATGAACTTGCTAATCGCCGTGTTAATCGTGGCTATGCGTTCGTCAAGCGGGAGATTGTAGAGACCGGCTGCCGTGAGCTTTAGGCGGTCGAGGGCGTCTGCTGCCGGGCCTGTCCCGCTCGCGGCTTGGCTAAGGCGGCGGGTCAAATCTTTAGTGGCCTGCTCGATGCCGGTCATCGCAACGCCCGCAAGACTGCCTGCGCGTTCCATAATCTGAATGGATTTTGTCGTCGTACCAAGGCTCTTGGCTAGCTTAGCCTGCGCGTCTATCGTATTGAGAGACGCAACACCTAGCGCAAACGTCGCCGCTTTGACCGCAACAAGAGCCGCCGTGGCTTTGGCCGCAAAGTTCCGTATTAGCGTACCGGAGCCGCCCAAGCCCTTTTTTAATGGGTCTGTGTCAGCACCAACGACGATTTTAAGCTTTGGAATTGCCATTCTTCGCTCTCTCTTTCGCCCATTTCAGCAAGCGGCTTGCATCTTTCTTGTTGAGGCCTTTTTTAGCACCCTCTTGGGGCTTCTCCGTTTCCAGCAAAAGCCAGAAGTGGCGGGGCCTCATCCCCCAGAATTCAGACGGCGCTATCTTGAGTTGGCGAACCGCGATCAAAAAGCACCGTTGAACTAAGCGATCGCCTTTTTTTTAGGGTCGGCCTCCTCTTCGCCGTCAGCTTCCGGCGCGCCGTCCATCAACATATCGATTAGCGCACCACCTATAGACGCCAACATGGACGCCTTCGCTTCCTTCCCGCCCGATTTGAGCTCCGCCATCATCGCCGCATGTACTTCTTCGGGGTCGGCGCTGCCACCAGCGAAGTTAACAACAGCCGCGTAGCAACGGGCGAGCTTGATAAACTTCGGGTAGGTCTCCATTTGGGCGAGCTGTGGAAGGGATATGATGTCCTCGATCTCCTCGCCCAATGCGAACGCTTGGTCTTCCTTGACTGTGTAGGCCTTACCACCCCAAGCAACCGTTATCTGCTTCATGGATTAGGCCGCCGTTGTGTAAGTCCAAGACCCACTAGACTGTAGAGAGGCAGTGAACGTTACCGCATCTTCGTGCGGTGCTGTCTCTTCGTAGTTCGCCAGGAAGAAGTCCCCGCTGATCGTGCCCCCGTCCGCGAACTCCAACGTGATGTCCGTCAAGAGCAACGTTGCGCTTTCGAGCACCGCTGCGTCCCGGACGATCTTGTCTGTCCACACACCAGACGATGATATGTCGAGCGCCTTGGTTCCTGAGAATCCTGCGAGCGTTCTAAAGCCACCGTCACTCTTTGAAGTGATATCGACGGGCGAACCATCGAGCGAGATACTGTCCTCACGGCAACCGGCGATAGCCGTGCCGCCTTTTTTGACTACAAAGTCTCTGCCTGTATCAGCTGCCATTTCGTCAACTCCTTACTGATTTGGTAAATAATCTATCATATTTCGTCGTAAATTACACGAACTAATGTAATACCACGTTTTGTTTTACCGTCTGGGTCATTAGAATACGCCTGACTTTCCACTACGGTGCTAACATGCGCGGCGGTAGCGAAGGTCAAGGCTCCTTTGTGGAGAGCCCTGTAGACCAATTTGCCGATCTCTTTAGCCTCGATCAGATTGTTTGATCTCGACCAAATGTCTATTTGGCAGACCGCGCTCGCGCCGTTGCCTGTCTTGGTGTCCCAATTGGAGATTTGGTCTTCGCCGAAAGTGAGATATGGGAAGGCGCTATCAGCCTCCGGTAAATCAGGCTGTGCAACATCGACCCAAATACCTGTGACCGCCGCGACCAAAGCGACGTCGGCCTCTAACTTGGCGCGAATTGCGTCTTGGAGTTCATCGGCTAGCATCGTTCGCCTTTCTGACCAACAAGTCTTCAACCAGTTTTCTGTAGGTAGGCTCCGCTTTATCGCGAACCGGGCGCCATAGCGGGCGAGGAAGGATCTTCTTTGTCCCCCACTCCAAATAAGCGCCGTACTTTGAAGCGAACCCGTATGGTGCGACTTCACGCACTCCGGGCTCTGTCTTCTCAACTGCGATGAACTTAGCAAGGTCGCCGGTGTCTGAGTTAGGGGCGAACCCCGGCGCGCTAGCTACGTGCGGTTTCGCTCGCCGCTTACCCTTGATCAAATGTCCGTTTGGCATCTGTCCTAGTATTTCGTGGGTGTAAACCTTACCTGCGCTC